ACTATTGTAGTGCTTAGCGATGTAACAGGTACTGGATTATGATTATTAAAGTTACATCACCTGCAGTTACACCCTCTAAGGTAATTAAGGTTAACTTAAAAACCTTTATAATTAATAAGTGAGCATAAGTAAAAAATCTGAAATTCCAGGAATGCAATCAAAACCTAAATATGGCTATGCCGAAGCAGTAGCAGAAACAGTTATAGAAACAAATAATCCCTCAGTGCCCGATATAGACTACAGAATACTTGTAGGGCCACCAGGACCACAAGGAGTTGCTGGTAGACAGGGAGAGATAGGACCAAAAGGCGATAAAGGTGATGCTGGTCCACAAGGTCCAAAAGGTGAAAGAGGACAAAAGGGAGAACCAGGAGAATCATCAATTGTTGCAAGCAACGGAATAGTTTCTCAAAATAGAAAGTCTGGTTGGGCATATTATGAAAATTTAGATCAGTCACAAATTCGTGTAGGACTATCTAGCGGAGATGAAGGATGGGTAAATATATTAAACGATGCAAAATCTGATGGAACAAACGAAGAATATTTGCCAAAAGGAAATGTAAGTCTATGGAGTGCAGCAAATCAACAATTAAACTTTAAAGGATTAGATATAGGCACTAGAGTTGAAATAACTTATTGTTTTGAGTTAGAAACATATGGAAATAATACTGAGGTTTGGATAAGAGCCTTTTCTGAAAAAGCAACTTTAAATTCAACACAGTTTGTAGCAAACCTAAAATATAAATATCTTTATGATTTTTCAGTTACCCAAACCCTGTACATAGTAAATGACAGAATTAGAAAATATGGAATTAACCCACAAATTAGAGCAGATTTTGACGGGGATGTAAAAGTCAAATCTATCTTAGTCCACATTTCTTAGTGGTATAATAAGATCATGGCATTTCCTGGAACATATGACTTTGACTATTATCGTGGAGATACATTTGTTTTTAAAATTACCCCGAAAACTTCTACTGGAGCAACATTTGCATTAGATAACTATGCTGCTGCGGGAGCAATCTTTTCAATCGCTTCAAGTAGAGGCGACAGCCCAACTACAGCAATTGATAGTGTTGCGGATACAACTAAACTTTCTGCAGTAATCGATACAGGTGCAGATATTATTACTTGTACAATTAAACCAAGTGCTAGAACCGATTTGGTTGGAGGATCAACATATTATTACGATGTTGAAATTTTTAATAGCACTACATTAAGATATACGCTTCTAACTGGAGCAATTACAGTAACTGACGATGTAACTGGTGCATAATGCCAGAAGTTTTTGTTTATGAAGACTCAGTTACTGTTTATGAATCACAGTTAAACATTGTTCTAAATACCGCTCCAAATTTGACGGGAATCGATCAAGAAATAGAAGTAATTGAAGCAAATAGCGTTATTACAGTAAATCAATAGTTTTTATTATTATGGTATAATCTTTGTATGGCTGTCGTAAATATTGGAACTGAAGCAACAGATAAGTATCCCCTTGCAAAAATTCCATCATTAGGAGATACCGCAGATATCCAGATTGCATTTAAAAACTATCATTATGGACAAGACGCTCCACTTCTTGCCAACGCTACCCCAACTGCTGGTATTGCAAAATATTTACACGATATTGAAGCATCGATTGCTGCAATTTCTACAGATAACAGTACTGTTGTTCAAGAGTCTGTTATGGATGCAAGAGGAGATCTTTTTGTTGGAACCGGAAATAATGCTGTTGATAATTTAACAGTTGGCAGCAATGGATATATTTTAACTGCAGACGATACACAAGGAACTTTTGGTCTTAAATGGGCAGCACCACAAGCAGCAACAACTTCACAGCCTGGAGTTTCTCAACTAAGTGATTCAACATCAGAAACTTCATCAGTTAAAGCAGCAACACCAACTGCAGTCTCAACATTAAAGCAAACAGTTGATTCATCAACAAAAACAGCGAACTATACATTAGACCCAGCAGATGCTGGAAAAATTATTATTATGAACGTATCCTCATCAACTTCAATTATTACAATTCCATTGGAAACCACATTTCCTGCGGGAGCAAGAGTCGACATTCTACAAATAGGTTCTGTTCAAACATCAGTTGCACCAGTAAGTGGAAGCGTTACACTAAATAGTAAAAGTAATAATAGAAAACTTTCCGGACAATACTCAGCAGCAACACTTATTAAAGTAGGAACAAACTCCTGGGTTCTTCTAGGCGACCTGACGGCTTAAGGATATTCCATGCTAAATATACTTGGAATTATTACATCAGTACTAAGTAAAATAACTGACACGTTTAATAGATCAGATGGATCTTTAGGTACATCAAGTTCTGGAAATTTATGGTCTATTCTTAGCGGAACTTGGGCAATCTCTTCAAATCAAGCAACATCATCTACCGCTGCAAGTAGTTATCCTTTAGCAACAGTTGATATTGGAGCACAAAATGTTATTGTTTCTGCAGACATAACTGATGGTGGTCCTGGAATTGCTTTTTGGGTAACAGATGCAAACTCTTGGTGGGCAAGTTCTGTTAACTACTCTTCTTCAGTTTCAAGCACACAGGCATACTACACTGGCAGTACTGTGCAAACAGGAACCACGTCAGGTTGTTTTGGTGCAGGAGGAAACTCAAGCAGTGGTGGTGGAAATTGTGGAACACTTGTTGGTGCAACATCAGCGTCTTGTTCTTCTAGTCTAGTTTCAGCGGGATGGGGTAACTGTCCAGGCGGATGTACTCCATCAGGCAATAGTTGTGTAATTGATGGTGGTCCAACCGAGGGTCAGCCATGTGGCGGAGGAAGTATGACTTATAGTTGCACTGGAGGATCCGTAAGTGGGGCTTGCTCTGGTGGTTGTGGAACAACAACTCCTGCAGGCTTAGCATACTACACTGGCTCAACTACAAGTACGCCAACTTATGGTTGCGCTGGTGCAGGAGGAAACTCAAGCAGTGGTGGTGGAGATTGTGGAACTTATGTTCCTGGAGGTAGTACAACAACATATTTAACTGAATTAAAATTATATAAAAATGTTTCTGGCACAATATCAACAGTTCAAACAACAGGCATTAACTCTAATAACAGTGCATTTGTAGAGGCAAACTCTATTAAAGCATCTACTTCCGGAGATAACATTACAATTACAGCATATCAAAGTTCTGGATTAAGTTCTGCTTTTGCAACAACACTAACCAATACTCCAGCAACTCCATTAAAAGGAACTAAGGCTGGTATTATAAAAACACCATCTAGTACAAATGCTGGATCTCTAATAGATAACTTTTCTGCAGAATCGCTTTAATTAAGATATAATAAAGAAGGAGGAATAATGACAGGACCAACAGAAGAAGAAGTTATTGCAATGAGCAAAATTGCTTTAATTATTGATAATGAAGTAGTTGATGTTATGTATTGTCAGGAAAGACTTGCTTCGATATTGTTAAGCAATCCATTAGTACTTGATGTTAGCGAAAGAGTATTAAATGAACAAATTAGTGTAGGATATTCTTACAATGCAGACTCAGACACTTTTACAGAGTAACAATGACAGAAAAAACTAAATGGCAGATTTGGAAAGAAGCACAATCACAAGTAAAACCTTGGGATCTTCTTAATCCAAACAATCATACAACGGATGAAATACAAAAAGAAAGATACGACATTTGCTTGTCTTGTCCAGAATTAATTCAAGCAACCAAGACTTGTAAACTTTGTGGATGTTTTATGAATCAAAAAACAAAATTAAAAGCAGCATCTTGTCCAATTAACAAATGGCCTGCTGTACAAGACTAATGGAGAAAAATGCTTACGGCAAGAAGTTTAGAAATAATTAAAAAAGAAGGCTATGATATTAATGATCATAGTTATAAAATAGCAATTGCAGTTAATGGGGTAGTAGAATGTATTATGGATTGTAATGAATTATTGGCAAGAGTTATTGCAACACCACATCAAATGATTTTTATTGAAGATGGTCAGTTGTCCGTTGGCGACAGTTATCCCGTATAAAAATGACATTATCTAATTATACAGAACCAATTCCAGGATTTTTTATTTATGATGATGTTTTCCTAGATTCAAAAAATTTTATAGAAGAGTTAGAGTTAGAAACAAAAAAAAGAAATCTTAATTGGGGATTTGGTGGAACCCACAACTCTTATGGAGAAAAGGTTATTGACCTGTCTACAAGAAATGTTTTTTCTATTAGCATTCCATTTGAATCAGATCAAAATGATTTATTTTTACTTGAAACTTCAAATAAGTTAAAAAATTTGTTCACGCCATATGAAGAATACTACAAGGAAATGTTTCATCTAGAAACAAAAACCCATGAACCTTATCTAGTTTTAAAATATAGAAAGGGTCAATATTTTAATACTCATTTAGATGATCATATTGAAACACCAAGAAGGATGTCTTTAATTTATTATTGCAATGACGATTACGAAGGAGGAGAAATAGAATTTTCCAAGTTTAATTTAACGATTAGGCCAAAGGCTAATCAACTATTTCTTTTCCCATCAAGTTATGTTTATCAGCATAAAGTTTTGCCAATAACAGGTGGTGTTAGATATGCAATTGTTAGTTTTGTTTATTAATCAGGATATCTTGCTAGCCACTCTTTGGTCTTCCAGGTAATACCCTTCCAGGCAGACCAGTCTTTACCACCATCACTCATATGGTAGCCAATCTGTGCATTTTTAACGGGATCGAATAGATCATCATTGGAATCAAGGTTAAACTTATCCCGTCGATCTGCGCCCATTGATCCTAGCATATTGATTTGAAATAGTCCATATGAATTATCTCCTGTACTACGATTACCATTAAAGGATGTTGGGGTTCCCATTGATTCTTTCATTACTGTTGCCCAAGCAACTTTTAGTGCATACCCTTCAAAACCAACTGATTCTAAAAGTTCTACTAGTTGTGTTGGACTTAGTTGTTTTCTAACATTTTTATAACTATTTAATTTGTTTTCCTTAGAAACCAAAAAAACCGCCTGAGCGGTTGCTGTTTCTTCTTTTAACACGGTACTACTCAGATTATTTTCAGCATTAGCGCTAGAATTAGAAAATATTGCAATTCCAGTTACTGCTGCGAGTACACCAATCACTATCTTATTAGTTGTCATGACTGTTCCTCCTTAGAAACAAAAACACCATAAAGTTATGGTGTTACTCACTAGTATATCATGGATTTGGACATTGAGTCAACTTAAAGACTTAATGTGATATAATTTCTTTATGGCTAAATACCGCAATCCAGACGAATCAGAGATGGATGTAAAGGCTCCTTCTACCTACAATATTGGAAATAAACCACCATTGGTTAACTGGACGGTTGTAAAAGGCGACAGCGCCTCTTTTAGGATATACGTACAAGATGATGCAGGAGATCCAATTGTAGTCGATGATTGGGACATTGAGGTTGATTTTAGACGGTACTCTGATAATGTTGGAGATGATTTATTATTTGAGTTAGTACCAGTACAATCACAAACTGATGGAGATGGAGAGTTTTTAGTTTCTTTGACTCCCGCTCAATCTAAGCAATTAATAACTGGTGATGTTTTTGATGTTCAACTTACAGATGCTACAAGGGTTTGGACTGTATGTCAAGGAGAAATGATCATGCTTGGCGAAGTTACAGATCAGTCATAACAAATGGCTAAAGCAACATTAACTGATGTTAAGGCAAAAGCAAAAGTAACTGCAGTAAAAGACTTTAAGTCTTCTAAAATTAAAACTGTTAATTATTTAAAAACAACTTTAACTGATGTTAAAACAAAAACCAAAATAACTCCAATAAAAGGTTTTAAATCTTCGGGTATAAAAACAGTTGACTATTCTAAAAAGGTATCAATAAATGCAATACTTCCATTCAGATTAAAGATAACTAATATAGGTATCGAAGGTATAAATCCTTTAAATCCCCCAGGAATTGGTATGCAGATTATTGGTTTTTCTAACTATATTTTGTAATAAAATTATGTTATAATATAAACATGGCCCGTCTATCACTAGCAAACTTAAAGTTAAGATTTCAAACAGGAGATCGTCCTTCACAGACGGACTTTGAAGATTTTATTGACACAGCAAGCGCTCAAGCAACAGATTTGGGTAGTGCAGGAAACAATGAGTCAACAATCAACGGCATTGAAACTGCTACAGTAATTGATAATTTTGATGCAACAGAATATAGAGCAGTTAAATATATGATCTCTATTAAAAAGACTTCTGGTGGCGAAAATAAATATTACGCAACAGAAATGACAATTCTTGCTGATACTACAGGTGTATCTGTCAGTGAGTATGGAACAATCGACAACGATGGGAATATTGGCACCATTAGCGTCTCCCGTGCTGGAAATACAGTATCCGTAACGGTTACTCCAGTTATCGGTATAACCCCAATCACCGTACGTTATGCACGTATGGGATTAAAGGCATAAAAAGGAGATAAAAAATGGCAACAGTAGACAAAGATTTTAAAGTAAAAAATGGTTTAGTTGTTCAAGGATCAACAGCAACTGTTAATGGTAA